TCGGCTTCGGAGCGACTGGACCAGACGACGCCGCTCCCACTTGGACCGACATCTCTCGCAGCGTTCTCGTCTCCTCTGGCATCGTCGCCGAGAAGGGGCGCTCGACGCTCTCGGACAAGATCGGAGTCGGCACTCTCAAGCTCACGCTCAACAACCAGAGCGACAACTTCAACCCAGAGAATACCGGCGGCGCTTACTACCCAGACGTCATCGACGGCGTCCCGATCAGGCTCAGACTCACAAAGGGCGCAACGACCGAGACCGTCTGGCGAGGCTATGTCGACGCATGGCCGCAGGTCGACCGGCAGACTGAGAAGACCGTCGAGCTCGAATGCTTCGACATGTTCGGACTGATCGCTCAGGGCATCGCTCCGGCGACTGCATGGGAGGCCGAGGTCGAGGCGCTAGCAACTCAGCCGGACCGATGGTTCCAAGTTGGCCCTTCGGGCTGGCTTGAACGCAAGACCGGCAAGCAGTGGAAGCACACCGGCGGGCTGAAGAAGCTCGACCCAGTGATCGACGGCAAGGACGAGGGCTACGGGCAGGACGACCCCGACGGCTTCGGTCAAGTCGACGAGCTCCTTCTCGATCCGTTCTCGGGGCGCGTTGCCATCTCGTTCTGGATGGACCTCAACCTTGAGCTCGTAACAAGCCAAACGCTTTTCACCCAGACGGGGACTACTTCTGGCGGCACTGGGGAGGCGACACTTGTCCAGCAGCCTAGCGGGCAAGACATCCAAATTAGTTTTAGCAATACAACAAACTATTTCACCCTAAATGTTGGGACTTCTAATCGACTTTTACAGCTTGACGGCGTTCAGCACGTCATGCTGGCTTTCGACCCTCCGGCCGTGGCTGCTTCGTGGTGGACACCAAGCGAGAACATCGACAGAGGAACGCCAGCGTCAAGCCAGTTTTTCGGATGCTGGATCAACGGCTTGGAAGCACCTGGCTATGGGCGCGTATTCGCGCCAGCCTCTTACCCTTCGACACCGCAATCTCCGCTAAAGATCGGAGGCAAGTACCCCCACGTCGGCGTCATCGACGAGGTCCTGATCTGGCAAGACCACCCCGACAGCTTCGACGATCTCGGCATCCTCGCCGCTGAGCTCTACTCGGCCGGCTCTTCGCCATGGGCGAACGAACGCCTCGATCAGCGCCTCTTGAAACTGACAGCAGCGCTCGGAGTCGTCAACGCTGTCGGGACACTCGACGTCTCCGGCATCCTCACGCAGCAGTCCTACGCTGCGGAAGCTCCACTTGAGCTCCTGCAGAGGGTTGAGGACACCGAGCAGGGCCGAGTCTGGATCGACCGCCTCGGCGAGATCAGATTCTCGCAGCGCTCATGGGCATGGGACGACACGGTCTCGAACACTGTGCAGTACACATTCTCAGACGACCCGGCCGAGATCGCCGGCGGAGACTTCCAGATCCTCGCCGAGGGTCTCAAGCTGACACGCGACACGCGTGAGGTCACCAACGTCGCGAAGGTGAACTCGACCTACGGCCGGCAACAGACCGTCCAAGACGACGCCTCGATCACGGCGAGAGGCATTCGCAACCCGTACACGCTGAGCGGCCTGCTCCATCCATCGGACCGCCAGTCGCTCTCCATTGCGGAGTGGATCATCCTCAGCCGCTCCGAGCCCCAGACAAAACTGACCGAGCTCACCGTCTCGGTCAGCCGGAACTCGACGCTTTACGCGACCTTCGCTCAGACGGTCGAGGAGGGCTATCTCGTCGAGGTCAATCGTGAGGGCGTGCAGTACCTGGCACATGTGACCGGGATCAAGCATCGAGTGACCGAGGCCGGCTGGCTCGTCACGCTCAGCCTCGACTCATCGAGGACCGGCTATTCCTTCTTCAAGTGGGGCACCTCAACTTGGGGCGGCTCCGTTGGCTGGGCTTTCTAAGGAGACCACATGACTACGCCTTACATCGACCCGCAGACGGTCCACAACCCAACCACAGGAACATCTCCGCCCGCCTCATGGGGCGACACCGTCCGCGATAATCAGCAGCTCTTCTCGACGCCTCCCTCGGTCAAGGCCGTGAGGACTGCAGTCCAGTCGCTCGCGAATAACACACATACGGCGCTCGCCTTCACTGCTGCAGACGCGTGGGACACCGACAGCTTCCACTCGACCAGCACGAACAACACGAGGATCACGGTCCCGACTGGTCTCGGTGGGATCTACCACATCACCGGCGCTGCGGCCTTCGGGCCGGGGGCTAGCGCGATTCGTAACGTAAGGATCATGCTGAACGGCGTCACGCAAATCGCAGTTATTCAGCAGACTCAGGGCGACGACTTCGGCGTGACACTGTCGGTCATGTACAAGCTCGCCGCTGGCAACTACGTCGAGCTCACCGGCTATCAGAACTCAGGCGCTGCAGTCAACATCACTGGCACCCTCTCCGCCCATTGGGTCTCGCTATGAGAGATACAGGGATCGCTGACCGCCTTCGAGCTGCAGGGCTTCGAGTATCAGAGACTCCAGGTTGGCAGCAGCGAGGCTCGTCAGGCTTCGATCCTCGGGGCGTCATGTGGCACCACACCGCCAGCGCTATCGGCAAAGATGCACCCTCGCTCGGTATCTGCATCAACGGCCGCCCTGACCTCGCTGGGCCGCTCTGTCACGTCCTCGTCAGCCGCTCGGGCATCTGCCACGTCATCGCCGCAGGGCGAGCGAACCACGCAGGAGCGGGCGTCTGGCCGCCGATGGGAGTCGGAGGAAACTCCGCCTTCTACGGCATCGAAGCAGAGAACACCGGCTACAACGACGGCCCGAGGGCTGAGCCGTGGCCCGATGCCCAGCTCGACGTCATCGCTCGGGCGACTGCAGCACTGCTCAGCGGCAACGCCTCGCAGATCCCGGCCTGCTGCATGCACAAGGAATACGCACCTCGCCGCAAGATCGACATGCACACCATCTCGGGCGACTCAATGCGAGCTCGGACCCTGCAGCTCTGCAACGTCCCAGCACCTCCAGCTCCAGTCCCACCTCCGGCACCTCAACCGCCCGCTCCTGGTATCGACCTCGCTGCAATCGCTGCAGGCATAGCGGCGGCCTCAAAGCAGATCGTGAAACAGGGCTCAAAGGGCGACGCTGCGAAGTGGGCTCAGGCACTGCTGAACAACAAGCTCGACGGACCAGACCTCGCAGTCGACGGCAACTTCGGCCCGGCCTCGGTAGCTGCGACTCGGATCTTCCAGCGGAACGTCAAGAAGTTTTTCAAGCTCAACAACTCACAGATGAAGGTCGACGGCATTATCGGCCCGGCGACCTGGTTCTGGCTAACCAAATGAAGGAGCTCCTCAGATGAGCCTCAAGGACGAACGCACTAGGGCATGGATCTATCGGGTACTCACCGCCATCGTCCCGCTCCTGATCGCTCAGGGAGCCATTGAAGGCCAGACGGCGAGTCTGTGGCTCGGTCTCGCCGGAGCCGTACTCGGCACCTCCCTCGCCAGTTTCAACACTTCAACGAAAGGGCCCGACGCATGACCGCCATGGTGCTGCTCAACAACGCCGGCGCAGAGGCCGACTACACGGTCAGGAGTGGGACTGATTGGTACGACGACTTTCAGCTCCTCGACTCGACCGATACTCCCATCGACATCACGTCCTACACAATCACGGCGAACATCTCCGAGAGCGCAGCCGCTGGCGCTGCAGTTCTCAAGACGTTCACCGTGACCAAGACGGACGCCGCCCTCGGAAAGTTTCGGATCAAGGTCCCAGCAGTCGACGCCACGCTGACTCCGGCGACCTATGTCTGGGCGATGCACTGGAACGACGGCACGAACGACGTCCCGGCCGCCTTCGGGAACTTCGTCGTCTTGGCATGGGGGCTCTGAGATGACGACCTCCGTGACCGTCAAGTCAACTAAGCCGCCGATCAAGCTCGTCTCTGAGCGCTCCGGCATAACCCTCGTCATCGACCGCTCGATCACCACGACCTCCGGCGGCGGAGGCGGCAGTGGCACCGTGACCAACGTCAGCGGGACCGCTCCGATCTCGGTCACCTCGCCGACAACGACGCCGGCCATCTCGATCTCGGCGGCGACGACCTCGGCCGCTGGCTCGATGTCGGCCGCTCAGGTGACCAAGCTCGACTCGGTCACCTCTGGGGCTGCTGTCTCAGCCGTCAGCGGGACCGCTCCCATCGTCTCCAGTGGAGGAGCTGCTCCGGCCATCTCGATCTCGGCAGCGACGACCTCGGCCGCTGGCTCGATGTCGGCCGCTCAGGTGACCAAGCTCGACGGCCTCGGCGCTGGGGCGAGCTATCAGGGCCGCATGGAAAGCCAGACCTACATCTCAGCCGCTGGCCTCG